CAGTAAATCCTTGCGCTCCTTGAGTGCCCTGAATTCCTTGTAGGCCCTGGACGCCAACAGTTCCCTGGTTACCTTGAAGACCAAGTAAGCCTTGTAATCCTTGAGAACCAGTTGTGCCCTGATTACCTTGAATACCGGTAATACCTTGTACGCCTTGATTACCCTGTAGTCCTTGAAGACCTTGAACACCCGTTATACCTTGGTTACCTTGAATACCAATAGTTCCTTGTGGTCCTTGGCGTCCTTGTACGCCCTGAACTCCCTGAGTACCGACAGTTCCTTGACTACCCTGGCTTCCTGTAAAACCAATAGAGCCTTGGTTGCCTTGAATACCTTGCGTACCCTGTGGACCTTGAGTACCTTGAACACCCTGAGTACCTTGCGTTCCAATAGGTCCTTGAACGCCTTGGATGCCTTGTGTACCTTGAGTACCGTAGTGACCTTGAAGCCCAAAGTATCCTTGAATACCTTGTACGCCTTGCGTACCTTGGGTACCAGTAATTCCTTGAAGCTGTGCGTAACCAAATCCTTGTAGACCTTGATTACCTTGGGTGCCTTGCACACCTTGAGTGCCCTGTACACCGTCATGGCCTTGGTAACCAGATGTGCCCTGAACTCCTTGAGTACCCTGTGCACCAATAGCGCCGCCAACTCCAGGCCCTACAACAATAGGGCTAGTAGCTTGGGTAGCTTGGGTGGTTGGGTATATAGATACGACGATAGGAGGCTGCGGAATTACGTTAACTACGCAAGTGCAGCCTGCCCCACCACCGTTCCCGCAAGAGCAATTAGTCAAGGGTCACCTCTTGAATAGTGAACACCTGCCCGCGAATGTAGGTCTGCTCGTAGGTGGCATCAGTATTGGAAGTAGCTTGTAGGTCCCAGAAAGCGCGAACAGGTAGGTAGGCAGTATCTGTCTTTGTAAGAGAGAGCTTTACCTTGCTCAAGCTAGAGCTTGTAGAAAGGACAGTGATAGTAAAGGTGGCGTATAGAGAAGGCGCGTTTGGATAGGTGCGTACCTGCGCCTTTAGGGTATAGCCGCTGATATCAAATGGGAAGTCAAACTCGCAGGAGAATGAGTCGCCCTGATAAAGGGTAATGTCATAGATTTGACCATAGTTAAGCGCAGGGTTGCGGCCTGTGAGGTCATTGTGAACGTAGACGCGCTCTGGCATACGAGAGTCATCCACTTCTTGACCCATGTAGATAGGTACAAACTTATTGGTTGTGCGTGAGGTGCGGATGAGCGTACCCATCTCAATGCGCCATAGGCCAACGTTAAGCTGTGAGCAGAGAAGGCGGTACTGTTCCCAGCGCTGCTGAATAATGTTAGAGAGCTGCTGGTAACGCTGAGCGCGAGGAATGACCACGCCATCTGGGGCGGTAATGTTGATATCAAAAGCAGAGTCGGTAGCAAGCGCCCATAGAGCCTCAATAGAAGCTAGGACTGCTACTGGATATTCCTCTACAGCTGGAATAGAACCGATGGTTACCTGTGAACCATAGGAATCTACTCTATTGTAGGTATGCTGGTTTACAGCATCAGAAACGAAGGTTGTGATGTCTGTATCTGTAAAGTAGCGATAGCTCTGACCATCTACCACAATCGCTGCATTGGCAGCTGGGGCAGTCACAAAATGGATAATGCCTAGGTTAGCTTCTAGGGTGTAAGCAGCAGGGGTGGCCTGAGCTGTACCGTTAACCGTCACATAGAGCGTGCTAGGTTCTACGGGATACTTCCCAAGAGTAAACGTCGTTGTAGAGCCATCTCCAGTCGCGGTAAATGCGAACTGGGAAGATTGGTCACCTATTTCGAGACGCACTCTAGAGATTAAATCTGATAAAAGGGCCACCTAAAACTCCTCACGCTACAGGTACTATAGTGTCGGAATTTCTGTAAAAAATCAGTACAAACGAAAAGAGCGCCCCTAAAAAGAGGCGCCCACTTCGCTAAGTATGTCTTAGATAACTCCCGCGAGGTAACCCTTTTCCTTAAGGTGCTCTGCGACGGCTTTCGTTACTTTGTACTTAACGCCAGCCTTAAAGCTGTAGTTGTTACCCTTGCCAAGAGTCATGTTGTCGAGGTCTTGAACAACGCGAATCTCAACGCTAGAGTCATCTGGACTTCCGACAGTCACAGGGTCGTCTACGATAACTGTCTGGCGGGAAGGCTTTGTAGCATCAATAACTTCGGTCTCTAGTTTGACCTGAGCTTGTGCTGTTGCCATAGACATTTCAGCTGCGCGGTCTTGTTGTTCAGCTAGTGCTTGCTCTGCAAGCTGTTCGCGAACTCGACCGGTTACATCAGTGGGCTTTGCTTTAGCCATTGTATTCTCCTAATTAATATCTCGATGAAGGGGGCGAGGGGCCCGAAGGCCCCTCGCTTACTGCATATTAAGTTGTGGGGGTTTAGCTTAGTTGGTTTCGATGATAACAACAGACTGGTCAGTGATAAGACCAAGACCGAAGATTGAGTACCAAGCAAGTGCATGCTCACGGCCGAAGTCAAGGATACCGCCATCGCGGAGCTCAACTGGAAGTGAGATAGCGTGACCGAATGCGTTGTCACCAATCATGATAGCTGCATAGCGGTCTGAAGCACCGTTACCTGTGAGGGTAGCTGGGGTTGTGTAACCTCCACCAGGAACAACTACTGGGTTAGCAACAGCTGTATCTGCTGAGTAGCCTGAGCCAGCTCCGCCAACAACCTTGAGAACCTGTGTTGTTTCGATGAATACTACGTCGTAGAGACGACCGATTTCACCGAGCATGAAGTTACCTGGAGCTGCGTACTTTGTGACTTCGATGAACTCTGGGTTGTCGCGAAGTGTACGGCTCTGGTGTGGGTGAACGAAGCAAACGTAGGTCTCGCCCAACCGTGGGATGTTCTTTGTTGCCAAGGTCTCTACTGTGTCCTTGATAACGTGTGGTGTGAGGTATGAAGAACCTGTCATTGAAGCACGTGATGTGCCGAAGGTTCCGTATCCGTACCAGTTGTTAACAGCTGAGGAGACAGATGAGCGGTCTTCACCGTAGAGGGTTGAAGATGCTGCGTAGAGAGTATCGCGTGAGAGCTGGTCAAGATAGATAGCCATGTTGCGACCGAGGAGACGTGAAGCAGAAGCCATTACGTCGTCGAATGAAGCATTGAGAAGAAGCTCAGAAACAGCAAGAGCATAACCATGCTCAGATACTGTGATTGAGAACTGCTGTGCTGTGAGTGCGTTTGTCTGCATACGGACACCTTCAACGAGAGGTGAAGCGAATCCGAGGTTGTTGTAACGCATGAAGTTAATCTGAAGTCCAGGAGCTACTCCGAGCTCTGTCTTCTTAACTGCGAACTGCTCGAAGCGAAGGATAGGCATTGCCTGGAAAAGGATTTCCTTAGACCAGATTGTCTGAATCGCTTGTGTGAGCTGTGTGTTTGTACCTGAGTACGCTGTTGGTGATGCGGCAAGATTGCCGGTACCTGTAATACCTGATGCCATTTGGCTTTAACTCCTTGTTAGTAGTTTTTAATAGATTAAGTGTTAGCCCAGAATTCCGCTGGTCTTACCCTGAGCGCGATTGCTCAAGATTTGAGTGCGGACTTTTGCGTATTCGTTCATCGGCATTGCTGCAATATCTGCAGCAGTAAACTGACGTGATTCCGTATTGCTCTCCAATGGACCATTGCCTGGCAAGGTTGCCCTAACTCCCGGCATTTGCTGGCGCTGCTGCTGAATAGCAGATTGCGCCGATTCTAAAATACTGTTAGAACGCTCTACCAACCCTGCAATACTTGCATTGATTTCCTCAGGGGTATTTCCCTGAATGTAATCAATCAATTGAGGGATGATATTGTCGCGGTTCTGTTCAACAGCTTGTTGACGGTAAGCCTGCAGTTCTGCAAACTTTCTTTCCTGCTCCAGAAGAGCGAAGGCCGCTTCGCGTTCTTGACGCTCACGTGCCAACTGCTCTCGCAACTCTTCAGCTGTTGCCTTAGCAAAGTCCTTGGCGTCCAAGTCCTGCTCAAGCTTAGCTTTTTCTTCAGCTGCCTTAGCTTCCGCTTCAGCTGCCTTTAGAGCTGCTTTCTCTTCACGTTCCTTCTTAAGAGTAGACACTTCATCCTTTAGTCTTTCGAGCTCAGGGTAAAGCTTGTCCTTCTCCTGTGAGCGAACCTTTGCCAAATCCTCTTCAGTGTAAAACTTCTGAGCGCTTGTAGGTTCGTTCTTACCAGAGGTAACAGTAGGCGCGTCAACGCCCGACACATTAACTACTGGAGCTGTGTTGGCTTCTGCTTCAAAAGCATTGGCCATAAGGTCTGCAGTTTCTGACATGTTTATATCCTTTTATCCTAGGGGTCGTTTTCCGATGTAGTAGCTCAAATGACCTAACTGTGTTGTTACAGTATTTATTCTGACAATAGATGTCTCAATTGTCTGTATAAATTACTTTATTTTTCGTAGTCCTCCGGAACTCTGCGTTGAGGCAATTGTGTTCCGTAGGCTTCCGTTACTAGTCGAGTACGAACCTTTTGGTCACCCATCTGGGCTGCAAGGGTTGCGTCGTCTAGTAATACTGGGTTAGATGGGGCTGCTGGGGCTTCTGCTCCCGCGCCTCCTGGCGCTGGGGCTCCGCCAGGGCCAGCCTGAGCAGGCATAGTTCCTGTGATAGCCATGATGTCTTGTTCAATCTGGGTCTGAATAAGCTTGAGAGCGCCATCTGCCATAGCTTCATCTTGGAGCTCTTGGCGGATTTCAGTGAGCTTCTCTTGTGGGAACTCCTCGCCAAGGATGCGCAAGGCGCCTTCCTTAGACTCAAGACCGAGGGAAAGCATGGACTGGACCTCATTGATAGCGATGAGCTTATCTAGAGGTAGTGGCTGTGGGAAGTGGACGTAAGAACGGAAAGTCAATGGGTCATTGACATCTAGCTTGGAGACCTGTCCAGGCTTCAATGGAACTGTGCTTGTATTAGGGTCCCAGGTAAATGTCTCTGGCTCTTTAAGGGCGAGGTTAAGAAGGATAAGCTCATTAACGCGCTCTAGGCCGTGGGCATACTGAACAATCTTCTGGTGGTAGCGGTTCATCAAAGGCTGGAACTGGATAGAAAGCGCCACGCCTGAGGTGTTAGAGATAGGCTGAGCTTGTCCAAGAGCAGTCTCAGGGACACCAATCATTTCGTGCATGGACTTCTTCATCATGGCAAGGAAGTCCATAGCGCCCTTTAGTCCTTGCGCTCCACCCTCAAGATTTTCGACTCGAGCGTCCTTTGGGAGACCGCCCCATACCTTGTTGGCGCCTTTTTCAAGCTGGGATGCCTTTGCTCCGATAATAACTGTAACTGGTGCCGCATGGTAATTAACAATGTCTGCAATATCCGTAGCAGTTTCATTATAAGCGCGGTTAATGTTAATAATATCGTTGCAGTCGCTAAGACCCCAAGGAGAGCCACTGATACGAACATTTGGGATATGAATAACTGGAATCGTGCCAAGAGGGTTAGGCCGCGAGTCAATAAGCTCATCATTGATGTACTCCTCAATAATGTCGTCTGTCAAGATTTCAGTGTAGGTGAATACTTGACGTGTACCTTCTAGTGATGTGCCCCAGAAACGGTACTTGAGCTTGAAGCGTACAAGACGTTCGCGGTCATGAGGGTGGAACTCTGGGAATGCAAAAGATGAGTTAAGAGGCAAGATACGTACGCGTCCTGGGTGGTAGCGTCCTGCTGGGTCTTGATAAGCCTCTTCGTAAGCAACCTTAATAAAGCAGTCACCTGAGACGGTTCCCTGCTGTCCAATTTCCCATAGGACTGTTGCCTTGTTGTTATCTACTTCCCATACACGCTCTAGGAGGTCTGGGACAATAGCTTCGGTCTCTTTAGGGCTACGGAAGTTAACGCCCTTACCGAATGTAAAGTTGATGATAAAGTCTGAGAAAGCGCGGTAATAGTTGAGTACCATCTGAGTCTCGCCTGTTTGACGGCGGTAAGACCAGTGGTGGCCTAGATACATAGCCCAGTTAAGAGAGTAACGGTTTAGACGAGGACCGTGGACCTCGAACTCCTCATCAGCTAGTTCTACTAGCCCCAGAGGGGAGATGGAG